GCTTGGAGCGGGTCAGGTTGTCCGCTACAATCTGAGTGTATACCATTAACGGCAGTTCAAACAGCCCGGCACACTTGGGATACAGGCGCACGGCCTGATTCCTAATTTCTGCGTTTAGTTCGTCCGATCTGGTCATTTTATTATACCTCCGTATTTTTGCCGTTGGGGTTAATCCAATCGTTTTGGATATCGTACCGCTTGCAGTAGCGATAAAGGTTAATCAGCTGCACAAAATCGCCAGCACTTATATATGCCTTGTTGTCCGGCGCATCGAGGGAACAAATAAGGGTCGTTCCGTTGTCCTCCCGTTGTACAAGTTCCAATTTTTTACTGTTGTTCACTTCAAAAACAAGCTTGTTCATATTTATACCCTCCATTAAAACCAGTAAAGCAAGTACATATCTGTGCCCGGCTTGGTGATCTCTCTAATGCAAGGATACAAGCCGTAATTGTCAATCTGCAAGCCGTATTCTGCAAGTTCTTTGTTGAGCTTTACACGCCGCTTTGCAAGCTGAGCCTGTCTGGTTTTGAGCCACGCGGAGTTATAATAGCGGCTGTCGTTGTCAAGCTCCCAAGCCCTTGCATCTGCAAGCCCCCAACGCTGCACGCTGTCAAGGAGCTTTCTTGCTTTTTCGTATGCCTCAGTGGGTACGCGGTCAGCGGCTTTATCTGCGGCGGTTGTCAGCGCGTCAAGCGTGGCAAGGTCAAACGCGGCGCGGGCTCTGTTGTACCATACACACGCGCGATGGCTGCGGCCTTCGTAGTCTCCCGGAATGGGGCGGGCGGTATAGTCGATCTCTTTATTGTTCATCATGGTTTTGTCCTCCTGTTTTGGGTTAATGTGGTTGTAGTCCATATTTATCTGGACTGATTATATTATATCCATATATATATGGATTGTCAATGCTTTTGGTAAAACTTATCCATATAAATATGGATAAAATTAAGCGTCCGAAATTGTACACTTTGCCGGACGCACTCCACGCCCTCCAGCACCCGCCGCCGGTACGATCTGCGCGGCGTGGTCTGCCTTGCATCTGGTACGGCCTGCGCTGCTGCCTGTACCGTGTAGCCGTTCCGGGTGCGCTGGAGTGGGCAGGGGTGCACCGGAGGGGTATACAGGGAACGCCGGGGGTGGGGGTGGGTCGATAGTCTCCGTAGAAAAAATTCAAAAAAGGCGTTTTTCGGGGTTCGTGTTGCCAACACCCACCCCACCTTCACAAAACGAAACCAATCCGATTGTGCAAATCTCCAAATTTTCCGAAAAATACAAAAAGGCCCCTTTCGGAGCCTAGATTGTGCTATAATCAGCTAAAGGCAACACGCCAAAGAAAGGAAGAATCAAAAATGAGAAAGAGAATCATTGCGGCGGCTCTAGCAGCAGCTATGATGCTTGCTATGCCTATTAGCGCAATGGCAACTGCAAAGCCTGATGAATGGTCTGCTCCTATTGAGCTGGAAGAGATCAATGCAACGCAGGTACAACCCATAACAATCAAAGAATCCCATAGCCATCTTGAAACCAAATACGAGTACGGTAAAACGAGATACTATGTGTTCTACGCTGTATTGGTTGAAAATCCTAACACAGATTGGGCGGTCGATTTTGTTTCATTGAATGTCACAATATACGGCGAAGACGGGTCCGTCTTAAAGACCGGTTCTGAAACGCTGGACTGGGTTGGCGAGGGTGACTCTTATTGGTTCGGGGATTATATCGCTTTTGATTCTGACGGCGTTAAGCCAGCAAGAATTGAATACACGACAAGCGCAGAGAACTGGAATGTTCACGAAGCAAGCCCTGCCAATCAGATTGTCCGTGCTGGCGAGCTTGCTGTTACAAACGTTTCTAAACGTGGCTCCGGCTATGATTTACGATTTACTGGACAGGTTACGAACAACAGCCAGTTCACAAGCAATGCGGTCAAGGTCATTGTCCTTTACAAGATGAAAGACACCGAAGGTAATGAAGTTCCTGTCGGCGGTGAGTATACTTACATCATGGATAGCCTTGCTCCGGGCCAAACAGCATCGTTTGAGCTTCATCCGTTGAGTGGATTTACTGGTTATAGCTCTTATGAAGTGGTTGCCATTCAAGATTAACGCATAACACAAAAAGCCAGCGGCTAGATATTCTCTAACCACTGGCTTTTCTTATATTTATATATAATATAAGCGCAAGCAAAGAAAGTCCAGAAATATCTTGACATCCAGAAATATATTGATATAATAGAATCAAGAAAGGATGGCGAAGAAAAATGACGGCAAGTGAAGCGATAAAGGAAATTTTGAAATTGAAGGAATTGAACCAAGCGAAGTTAAGTGATATGCTTGACATTCCGCTTAAAACCTTGAATGAACGTCTAAGGCACAAAAACATTAGTGTCAACAAGCTGGATGAAACACTAAGGGTTATGGGATACAAGATTATGGTAGTCCCTCGTGAGACAAAAGTCGAAAATGGGTTTGACATCAAGTGATGGGTGAAAAAAATGCGTTACTTCTTAGCTAGAGTGTCTAGTAAGGAGCAAAGCCTTGCAAGACAGCTTAAAATCGCACGAGATCGGTTTGACATCCCGGACGAGAATGTATTTTGTGATAAAATGACGGGCAGCAGCTTTGATCGTCCGCAATATAAACGATTGAAAGAGACTGTCAAGGTTGGGGATGAAGTCATCGTCAAGGAATTTGACCGATTCGGGCGTGACAAAGACGAAATGAAGCGAGAACTTCAATGGTTCAAAGAAAAAGGCGTGATTGTTCGCATTCTCGACATTCCGACCACGCTTATTGACTTCCAAGACCAGACGTGGGTGCTGGAAATGGTAAACAACATCCTTATTGAGGTTTTGGGCGCAGTAGCTGAACAGGAACGCAAGAAAACCAAGCAACGTCAGGCAGAGGGCATAGCTGCCATGCCTATTGTTGATGGCAAGAGAGTGTCGGCCAGAACAGGCCGTAGCTTTGGCAGACAGGAAAAGCAAGTTGACGAGCAGCAGTTTGAAAGCCTATTAGAGCAACAGAAAAAAGGCAAAATTACCGTAAAAGAGTGCTGCAAGCAGCTTGGCATCGGGAAATCCACTTGGTATGAGCGTGTCGAAAGATACGCAAATAAAAATAGCGGCAGCCCAACCACAAGCCACCGCTAAGAGTACACCAAACCAACCAAAACAGGAAAAAGAATGGTGCAACCACAGTATACCATTCTTTTGGAGGAACATCAATATGAGTAAGAAACAAAAGATGGATTTAACTGAAAAGCTAGAAAATATTCATGGCGGTAATTTGATTGTTCAAGATGGAACAACAAAGCTGCGTTCAATTTTTGATTTTGTGAAATACGAAGAATTGTTTGCTTTTGTTGAAGGATGCAAATTAGCAAACTCCATTCTGATTTTTGAAAATGAAGGATTGACCATTAAACCAACTGAATCAAACTTAGGGCAGAATATCCAGCTTGCTATGTATGCCAGCATTTGCGAAGATAGCACGATGGTAAAACAATATCTTGATTACATTATGAAAGTTGGTTGTAATGGCAAACGTGAACCGACATTATACAAAGAATGAAGCCGCCAAACAGCTTGGCGTGACCCGCCAGACATGGTATCGGATTGCTGAACAGAACAGGTGAAAGTGTTCGCAACCTAGAATAAAACTAAATTAGAAAGGAGAACAAGTTGAAAACGATTGAAGGAAAATATGCGTCCGCAAAGGTGTTCACAGATAATATCGAAGATAAGGCATCTGAGCAGATTCTAACGCTCTGTAATCAGAGCTTTGTTGACGGATGCAAAATTCGAATTATGCCAGACGTTCATGCTGGTTCTGGATGTGTAATCGGGTTTACGGCAAACTTGGGCAAGAAGGTCATTCCGAATATTGTCGGCGTGGACATCGGTTGCGGAATGCTTGTCGCTGAACTCGGTATTGAACACATCGACCCGAAAAAGTTAGATAAAGTAATCAGAGAACGAGTTCCGGCTGGGATGAATGTTCACGAATCGCAGAAAATGTCAGATTCTTCCCTTAGCCAGCTTGACTGCAAAGATAGTCTACATAATGTTGACTGGATTCTTCGCAGCATGGGCACTTTGGGTGGGGGCAATCATTTTATCGAGCTGGACGAAGATGAAGAAAAAAACCAGTATCTTGTTATCCATACTGGAAGCCGAAATCTTGGAAAGCAAGTCGCAGAGTATCATCAAAACGTAGCCATCTCAAATATCAAAGGAAAGAACAAAAGAAAAGAAGCTACGGAACGTCTGATTGCGGAACTGAAAGAACAAGGCCGTGAACAGGAAATCTCGCAAAAAATCAAAGAGATAGATATTCGGTTCCCTGATATTCCAAATGAGCTTTGCTATCTCGAAGGTGAAGAACGCGATTCTTACCTTAATGATATGCGGATTTGTCAGGCTTTTGCGAGGATGAACAGAGCGAGAATTATGCACACTATTTTAGATGGTGTTGGAATCGACTCTATGCTGACCCATGCGTCTTTCTTTGAAACCGTTCATAACTATATTGATGAATCGGATGATATTATCCGAAAAGGCTCTGTATCCGCTAGAGAGGGTGAGAAGCTGATTATTCCTCTTAATATGAGAGACGGAAGTCTTATCTGTGTTGGTAAGGGAAATCCTGATTGGAATTTCTCTGCTCCGCATGGTGCTGGAAGACTATATAGCAGAACAGCAGCTAAAAAAGCATTCAGCGTTGAGGAATACCAAAAGCAGATGAACGGTATTTATACCACCTCAGCTGATGAATCTACACTGGATGAATGCCCGATGGCTTATAAACCGGCACAGGAGATCATCAATGCAATATCTCCAACCGTTGATATTGTAAAGCATATTAAGCCGATTTACAATTTCAAAGCTGGAGAATAAAACCGAATATTTGATTTTTGTGCAGTTGTAGGCACTCTTTACATTTTCAGGTAGGGGGTGCCTATTTTTTTATGCAGCCAAAGCAGTGTATCGCCATCATTGATAGCATCAAAGCGTATGCAAAGCAGAATCCGACCGAAGCACAGGTCTATGAGGACTGGTTTCAGGCGGTGGTGAACCTGAGAGATGCTTTGCCACAAGACAAGCGGTTCGATGCCTACAAATACTCTGGTGAGTTACGCTCTGTCTGTGCAGCCATGATGGGCAAGATGAAAACAGGCGAGGACGTGGCGAAGGTCTATGACATTATCGGCCGGACGTACCTGTTTGAAGCAAAGGACGTGTTTGACAGCTATTGCATCTACCTTGAATGGAATCGTGCGCCGGAGAAGAAGTTCTATCAGCCGAGACGCAGGGTTCTGAAGGTGTTGGCGGATGACCTTGAGGACTTGTTTTATAAGCGGATTGACTTCTTGGGAGTTAGCTTACCTGCTCGCGTTGGCAAGTCTACGCTGTGTATTTTCTTCATCACATGGCTGATGGGCAACCGCCCTGACGTTGCATCAGTTATGAGCGGACATTCCGACAAGCTGACCAATGGTTTCTACGGCGAAGTGCTATCCATCATCACTGACCCTGTTACCTACAACTGGGGCAAAATCTTCCCTGATGTTCAGCTTGTGGACAAAAGCGCAAAGGACGAAAGCGTTGACCTGAACCGAAAGAAGCGCTTCCCAACCCTGACCTGTCGTTCCATCGGCGGCACGTTGACTGGTGCTGTTGAAATCGGCGAGGGCGGCGTTTTGTATAGTGATGACTTGATCGAGGACTTGGAGGAAAGCCTGAATGTTGAGCGCCTGAATAACAAGTACGATGCCTATTTGAACCAGTTGAAAGACCGTAAGAAGCAAGGCGCATTGGAGCTGATGGTCGGCACACGTTGGAACGTGCTTGACCCTCTGGGACGCATCCAAAACCAGTATGCAGATAACCCGAAGTACCGATTCCGGGTGATTCCTGCGGTGGACGAGAACGGACACAGCAACTTCAATTATGACTATGGCGTTGGCTTTGACGATGCCTACTACGCCGACATGAAAGCCAGCATTGATGATGCAACATGGTGGGCAAAGTACATGGGCAAGCCCTATGTGCGTGAAGGCCTGCTGTTTCCTGCTGATGAACTGCGGTATTTTAACGGCGTTCTGCCTGATGGTGAGCCTGATCGCAAGCTCATGGTCATGGACATTGCATGGGGCGGCGGCGACTTCACGGCCTGCCCTATTGCCTATGTGTATGGTGATGCCGTATTTATCCCAGACCTTGTGTTCAATAACGGCGATAAGACCGTGACCAGACCGGAAGTCGTGGGCAAAATCATCCAGCACAAAATCAACGTGGTGCGCGGCGAAGCCAATAACGGCGGTGATGAATACTGTGACGTGGTGGACAGCCAGCTCCGGCAGCAGGGGTATCACTGCTCTGTTCGCAGCCAACGTGCGCCTAGTGGTCAAAGCAAGCTGTCAAGAATCATCCAGTATGCGCCGGACATCAAGCGGTTCTATTTCCTTGACGAAAAGCACCAGTCGAAAGAGTACAAGGCATTCATGGAACAGGTGACGATGTTCACGCAGCTTGGCAAAGTTCCACACGATGATGCCCCGGACAGTCTGGCACAGCTTGCAGATGAATTGTATAACGGAATCAGTAAAATTGAGCCTGTCAAGAGGCCTTTTTGATTAAAAACACAATATATTGTGTTCGCTGGGTCTATTTATTTGATTTCACCACTTGACAAGGCTTATAATGTACGCAGGAAGTTTTGCAGCTTCCCTTAAAGGAATAGCTTGCACGCGGGGTTTTGTCATTTTACTCGCGTGCGTGTCAACAAGCATATTCCTCCTTTCACCGGTGGAGGTTTTCTCACTCTTTCGCCTTCACCGGGCTTTATATGTTGCGTTTCCGATTGATTGGGGAATGCCAGTCTGTCTCCCCCACGGCTGGCAAGCAACGGTTCGATTCCGTTACGCAGCACAACCAACTACCTAGCTTTGCACGGCTTTATTCTCCAAAACCTCCATCGCTATTCCCGGCTCTCGATGTAATGTTTAGGCATGACATTGCAAAGAGCAGCGGTTAACCAATCAAGCCGGGTTTCTATGTTGCATTAGCTCAATCAGGCTAGAGCATCCGGCTCATAACCGGACATACATTGGTTCAAATCCATTATGCAGCACCAAAATTGCAGCTTACCCGTTTTACGTCTGTTCGACAACTGAATGTAAAGGCTGCAATGGTTTTCTTCGGGCGAAGAATAGCACGGCTGGAAGTGCGAACAGTTTCCCAGTAGCTTCTGACAGGCCTGTGCTCAACAGCCTGTTTCCAGAAATCTAATGAAAGGAGCACAGATGGTAGCAAAAGTAAGATGCAAGCGTCCTCGAAAAGACGCAAACGGTAATCCTTGCGATTGTGGGCGTTATCTTGGCGAAGTGGAAGGTAAGTTTTCCCTTCTGTGCCCTCTTTGCCATTGGATTACAATTGGAGATTCCAACCTTCCAAAAGATACATGGGTCTCCGTACCAAAGTTTAAAAACTGAATAGCTTTTGAAGCGCAGTTGTAAGCGCAGTGAGATAGACCTTAACGGGTTTGTCTTGCTGCGCTTTTTATTTTGCCAGAAAGGAGGAACACATGGCTGAGTATCAAATAGTTGTTGATGGCTTTTTGAATAATCCGCTGACCGGACGTAGACCGATTGAAACGCCGGAAACGGAAATCAATCGGGCAAACGTGCTGAAAGTGGTTATGGGAAAGGCAGAGCCTATTCATCTGCTGAACAAGAACGAGATTCGCTTTCTGCACAACTACTACTTGGGTAGTCAGCCTGTCCTCAATCGCACGAAGGAGTACCACGCTGAAATCACCAATCGCATTGTGGAGAACCACGCCAACGAGTGCGTGGGCTTCTACACAGGCTACATGAGCGGCACTCCTTGCTCTTATGTACGGTCTGAAACGGCAACTGGTGACGGTGAGGAAATTGCCCGCCTGTCAAATGCCTTGCAGTATGAGGGCAAGGATGCTCTTGATCGGCGGCTCTGGCAGTGGATGTTGGAATGCGGACAGGGATACCGCATTGTTCTTCCTGACAAGGGGTACAACGGCAACTACCCGGACGAAACACCCCTGCTGGTGGATGTTCCAGACCCGGATATGGCGTATGTGATTTACAACTCCGGCATCGGCCACAAGCCCATCGCCAACGTGCTGCACATCCCACGCAATTATCAGAACGACCTGAACGACCTGATTTGCGTGTATACGCCGAACCAGTACTTTGAAATCGACAACGGCAAGGTCACGAAATCGGAGAATCACTCCCTCGGAATGCTGCCGATGGTCGAATACAAGCTGAACCCGGAGCGTATGGGTTTGTTTGAACCGGCTATTCCTGTGTTGGATGCCATCAACGACCTTGAAAGCAACCGTTTGGACGGAGTGGCGCAGTTCATCCAGTCCATCATGGTGTTTACCAACTGCCTTGTTGACGAGGATGCGTTGAACAAGGTGAAGGAATTGGGCGCAATGTGCCTGAAATCCACCGCTGGTCTGCCCGCTTCAGTCTCGCAGATTGCAAACGAGCTTGACCAGCAGCAGAGCCAGACCCTGCTTGATTCCATGTTGAACGTGTACCGCAGTCTGACTGCCATGCCTAGTGCTACTGGCAGCGAGAACGCAACGTCTGACAACGTGGGCGCAGTTATCGTCCGCAACGGCTGGAATCACACCGAAGCAAGGGCGCAGCAGTACGAGAATATGTTCAAGTACGCTGAACGCAAGAGCCTGTCTGTAATGCTGAAAATCCTGCGTGACACGGCTGGTTCTAAGCTGATGGCAAGTGACATCAACATCAAACTGCCGCGCCGTCAGTACGATAACCAGCAGAGTAAGGTTCAGATTTTCGCACAGATGATTCAGCAGCCGATTGACCCGCAGTTGGCGTTCACCACGCCCGGTCTGTTCCCCGACCCGCAGGCTGCTTATGAGATGAGCAAGCCCTTCCTGATTGCCGCTGGAAAGCTGGGCGAGGACGGGAAAGCGCCGAAGCCGCAGGAACAGTCTAAACGGGATGTTACCGGCACAAATGCTGGGAACATGGCAGATGAACAGTCTACCGATACCAATAAAAAAACAGAGGGCAAATAGCCCTTTGCATATATCCGAACATTCAAAATCCACAAATAGGAAGGATGGATAGAAATGTTAGTTGAAATCGCAAAAATCAACCATGAAGAACGTACCGTTGTTTCTAGCTTAGATATTGCTGAAACATTCGGGAAAGAGCATCGCCGTGTTCTTCAAGACATTCGTGAAATCGGATGCTCCGAAGAATTTCGACTGCACAATTTCGTGCAGTCCTCTTATGAAAATTCGCAAGGAAAGCAACAGCCTATGTTTCTTGTGACAAGGGATGGATTCGTTCTCCTTGCGATGGGATACACTGGCGAATTGGCAATGCGATTTAAGGAAGCGTACATCAAACAGTTTAACGCAATGGAAAGCGCATTGTGCGGAAAACTGATTGAACGCGAAAAAGGCATTGCTGTTCGGCAAGCTCTTACGAAGGCTTTGCAACAGTCCACCGAAAATGAGCGGATGCACGGTCACGCATATTCCACATATACCAATGTCATTTATAAAGTTTTGTTTGGAATGAACGCCGCACAGCTTCGTGAAAAATATCAAATCAAAGCATCTGATAATTTACGCGATTGCTTTACGCAAGAGGAGCTTCGGGCGATTCAGTCTATGGAATGTTTGGTAAGCGGTCTTGTGGATTGCGGATGGGAATATACCGCAGTTAAAGACTTCATTACCAAGACGAACGCACACAATCTGTTGTGCGCATAATTCAGAATCAATCCGCATTAGCGGGCTGATATATTCCGGCAGGGAAGCCGGGATACAAATTTCGCAGCGTTGCAGGGAAGCAACGGTAAAAAAACGCAGGAGGAAATTAACGATATGAAACTCAATGTGTTGCTTGGTGATGCCTACAAAGAGGGCATGACTGCCGATGAAATCATTTCTGCGCTTGAAAAGGTTGCAGACCCTAGCGCAGAGGTAGAGAAGCTGCGCAACGCCGTGACGAAAGCCAACGGTGAAGCTGCCGAGTACAAGAAGCAGCTCAAGGCAAAGCGCACCGATGACGAGAACGCCGCACAGGAACAGGCTGACAAGCTGGCAGAGATGCAGAAACAGATTGAAGCCCTGACTGCCGACAAGGAGAACCTCGTCAAGGAAAAGACCCTTGCATCTTACCGTGAGAAGTTTGTTGCGCAGGGTTATGACGCTGAGCTTGCCAACAAGGCTGCATCTGCACTAGCTGATGGTGACATGGACAAGGTGTTTAAGTTCCAGTCGGAGTTTATGACCGCCCACGACACCGCATATAAGGCTTCCCTGCTGAAGGATATGCCCACGCCCCCGGGTGCGGATGGCAAGGGCGGTGCTGACAGCGATGGCGTGGCATTTGCCAAGAGCCTTGCACAGCAGAACGCAAATACTTCTAAAGCATCGAGTGACGCAATGAGTGCTTTCCATTAACAAGGAGGAAAACATGAAGTTTACCCGAAACACGGTCAACGGAATCAACGATACCATCCTTGCTTCCAATGACTACACCGCCATTCCCTTTACCGTGACCGAAACTACTGCGGTTAAGGCTGGCTACCCCATGACGCTGGCTGGCAAGAAAGCTGTTGCTGCTGGCGAGACTGGTTCTAAGACCATCAACGCTGACGGCATCCTGCTGTATGACGTTGACCCGGCAGAGAACCCCAATGCTTCCCTGCTGATTCGTGGCGTTATCGACACCAAGAAAGCAGCGGCAAGTTCCAGCTTCACCTTTGACGCTGACGCAATCAAGGCACTCAAGACCGCCGTTCCCGGCATCTTCTGCCGTGACAACATCAGCGTGAACGCTTAATAGGAGGTAAAACAACATGGCACTGAATCTTAAGGAAGTCTTTGCCCCGGCTGCGATTGCCGCCTATTGGACGAACGACCCCACCAATGCGATGCCCTTTGCATCTGATGCACTGTTCCCCGCAAAGAAGAAGGCCGGTCTTGACCTGAAGTGGCTGCGTGGTCACAAGGGTGTTGGCGTTTCCCTGATGCCCAGCGCATTTGACGCAAAGGCTACGTTCCGTACCCGTGAGGGCTTCAAGTTCGATGAGACCGAGATGCCGTTCTTCCGTGAGGGCTACCATCTGGGTGAGAAAGACCGTCAGGAAATCCTGCGTGTTCTGGACAGCAACGATCCCTATGCCCGTGATGTGATGAACCGTCTGTACGATGACACCGCACAGCTTATCACTGGTGCGCGTATCGTTCCTGAGCGCATGATTTGGCAGCTGCTGGCTCCCGTCAATGGCGTTCCTGGCATCACCATCAAAGCGAACGGCGTGGACTACACCTACAATTACGACCCGGACGGCACTTGGAAGTCTACCAACTACAAGGAAGTCTCTGTCGCAAAGTCTAAGTGGAACGTTACCACCGCCACTCCCATTGCTGACCTGAACGCCGCAAAGGACGCTGTTCTGGCAAGCGTTGGCGAGGTCGTGACCGAAGTGTACATGAACACCGCCACCTTCCGCAACATGATTGCTGCGGACGAGGTGAAAAATCGGTTTATGACCGTCACCGCAAAGGCAAACGCCGTTCTGCTGGATGCCGAAGCACGGCAGATTATCGAGTCTGCAACCGGCCTGACCATCCATCTGTACGACAAGATGTTCAAGGCAGACCAGCACAGTGCAAGCGAAAAGTACCTGCCTGACGGCATGGTGGTGGTTGCACCTTCCGGCGCTCTGGGCAGCACTTGGTACGGCACTACTCCTGAGGAAGCCGACCTGCTGTCTGGTCAGTCCGGTGCATCCGTGTCCATCGTGAACACTGGCGTTGCCATCACTACTGAGCTGACTGTTCACCCGGTCAACGCCAACGTCTATGCTTCTGAAATCGTCCTGCCTTCCTTTGAGCGTATGGACGCTGTGTACTGCATCAAGGCTTACTAAGGCGAAAGGAGGAAAGCAGCATGGGAGACCAGTATTCCGAAGCGGCAGTCAAGCTTGGACAGTACATTGCCCCAGCACTTGACCGTGAAATCACGGACGAGGACTACCCACTCTTCGACCTGCTGCTTGATTTCGCCAAAGACAAGATATTTGCTCAGGGCTACCCCTTCGGTAACAGGCCGGACGATCTGCCCTTGCAGTATCAGTCGTTGCAGATACGCATTGCAGCGGAACTGTACAACCACATCGGCGCAAACGGGCAGACGAGCTATACCAACAACGGCATTACTCGTGTGTGGGAATCGTCCGATGTGGCGCAGTCCCTGCTGAACGAAGTGGTTCCGAGAGTAGGTGTTATTGCCTGATGTTCAATGGAAGTCCGCTGGATAAACGCCCGCTGTGGTATTCAAACCCGGTCGGCGAAAAAACGCCTGTTGTGGACGAGTGGGGAAACGAGACTGGCGAATCTGCATACGAATCGTGGAGCGAACCCGCAAAGCTGATGCTGAATGTCAGCCCGCCTACTGGCACTGCGGAAGCAAACCCTTTTGGAGCGTTCACGGATTACAGCTACGTTGTCAGTTCGTCCAGCAAAAAGCACAACACACCGCTTTATGAAGGCACGCACGTCTGGTTTCAGACGGACGTTTCAAAGCCCTTTAATTACATTGTGGTCAAGGTCGCAGAGCATATCACAGACACGTTGTATGCACTGAAAGAGGTGGCTGCAAGTGAAAATTAAAGTGAGGTTGAGCGATGCCGGACTTCGTGATGCGGAACGTCAGATACAGGAGTACAAGACCACCCTGAACAAAAAGGCACAAGAGTTTGCAAAGGCGCTAGCGCAAAAAGGCATTGATGTTGCGACCGTGCGGTTTGCTAACGCACAGTATGCTGGCGACAATGACGTAACAGTTGAGCACGACCCGGTACAAACGCCAAATGGCTTTGCAATCGTAGCGCACGGAAAGGCAGTTGCGTTCATCGAGTTTGGCACTGGCGCACATCACAACGGATACGGCGGTGAACTACCTCCCGGTGTTGGTGCGCATGGCTCCTACGGCAAAGGGCAAGGTGCAAACCGCATGTGGTACTACTACGGCGAATCCGGCAATGCTGGCACACCTGTTAAGCAGGTGGATGGTAAAGGCCAGTTGAATTACACCGATGGCAACGAGCCAGCTATGGCTATGTGGGGAGCTGTTGAGGAAATGGCTTCTCAGGTCGAAGCAACGTGGAGGGAGGTTTGGAATAGTTGATCGATTATTTCAATTCTATTTTCACGACCGTTGCTAAGGAACTGCGAAAGCAAGTGCCCGGTATCTTCGTCACTGGCGAAATCAATGACAGCAACGTCAAGAAGTTTCCGTGTGTGCAGATAGAGGAAAACAGCAATCTTCCTGTACACATTGATTCTGCTGGTCACAGCAAGTACACTGCCGTTTCCCTGCGTGTGCGGGTCTACTCTAACAAGAACACCGGGCGCATTGCAGAAGCACGTTCCATTGTTGGCATCGTGGATTCTGTTCTTGAACCGCTTAAATTTTATCGCAAATCGTTTGCCCCGTTGAATGGGCTGTACAACAATTCCGTCTATCGGATTGATTGCAGCTACGGGGCAACAATCGGAGAGGACGGAATGATTTACCGAAACTAAGGAGGTAAACATTCTATGAGTACTGCTATCTCCGGTCTGAACACCACCCTGTATTGTGGCACTACCGAGTCTGCATTGACGAAGTTGTGTGACATCAAGGATGTCCCGGATATGATTTCCGACCCGAACCTTCTGGATGCCACCACCCTGTCTGATCCGATGCAGAAGCAGATTTTTGGTATTATCCAGTCCGATACTAAGGCGTTTACCGCAAACTATAACAAGGAAGATTACGAGTCGGTACAGAAAGCTGGCTACGATGAATCTGCCGAAGAGAACCCCGACAAGTACTATGCCATTAAGATGCAGGACGGCTCTGGTTTTACTTGGCAGGGTCTGCATCAGGTTGGTCTGTCTGGCTATGGCGTAGATGAAGTTGTGGAAATGACGATTAACTGCATTTTCCACACCAAGCCGAAGTTCGCTAAGGCACTGACAATCAACGGTGGCTAAACCGCAAAAATCGAATCAATCAAACCGGGCAGAACTGAACAACGGATTTGGTTCTGCCCCTATTTATAAAGGAGAGCATTTATTATGGCTGCTAAGGTTATCAACTTTCATTCCCCCGATGGCAAGAACACTTACGAGCTGACTTTCACCCGCGAGAGCGCCGAAGCCACTGAACGCAACGGCTTCCAAATCTACGAGTTCTCTAACGGCATCAACCCCATCAAGAACACTTCCGCTCTGTTCTATGGCGCGTTCATTGCCCGCAACAAGGGCATCAACCGAAAGACGGTCGATGATATGCTTGTGCACACCGAGAACAAGGAAGGTCTGATAGCTGCTTTGATGGAGATGTACGCGAATTCTATCAAGGCTCTGATTGCCACCGATGAAGAGGACAAGACCGCAAAAAACGCAACGTGGGAGATTGTGTAACCTCACAGTCTCAAGAACCGGACAGCGACACAAAACCATTCTCTGTGTCTAAGCTGTTCCACGATGTAGAAGCCTATTACATTTCCATTGGCATGACCTACGACCAGTTTTGGCGTGATGATGTATGGTTGGCAAAGGTCTACCGGGACGCGGAAGAACTGCGCGCCCGCAGAGCCAATGTTGAAGCGTGGAGAAATGGCTTCTACACTGCATCTGCGCTTTCCTCTACGGTTGGCAATATGTTCCGCAAGAAAGGGTCTAGCCCCATCAAGTACATGGATAGACCGATTCCTCTCACCCAGAAAGAGCAGGACGAGTACGAATACCAACGCGCACTGGAAGCGCAAGAACGCATCAAGAGGGCAATGTTCTCTATGATGAATCAGAAGGACGGTGGTGGCAATGGCTGATGTTGATATTACAAGCTTATCCGTAGAAATCTCTGCGGAATCGCAGGGTGCAGAGCTTAACATTGACAAGCTTGCTACCGCCATTTCCAAACTGCGCACAAAAGGTAGTATAGACAAGGTATGTTCTAGCCTTGATACTTTAACAAAGTCTATCTCTGCGTTGAAGTCTGCTTCGTCCGGTATGGATGGGCTTAGTAAAATCAATGATTTTATGGACAGGATTTCCAAAGCGAACCTGTCTGAAAGCGCAAAGGGCATCCGTTCAGTCGCCAGCGCATTAACTAGGATTTCTTCGGTCGATTTGAAAGGTATTAACCTTTCTGGGCTGAAAGGCAAAATGAATAGCCTGCAAAATGGCTTATCCCCGCTTTCCAAAGTTGATGCGTCTGGCCTTAGAAGTGTAAGCAGCGCCCTTAATTCCATTGCAAAAATTCCAGATTTTAGTAGCAAACTGAATTCAAAGACACTGGATGATTTTGCCACTTCTTGCAAGAAAATCACAGATGCCCTTGACCCGCTTGCTTCCAAAATCGAAACAGTAGGAAATTCGTTTGCAAAGTTACCCTCCAATATCCAAAAGGTCATTGCGGCAACGGACGGTGCTACAAAGGCAAGCAATAAATCGGCGAAGAGGTATTTGAGCCTTTCCAGCCAGCTGAATGGGTTCATACGGTCTGCGGCAAAGCTGGTCTCGTTGAAAGCTATTGCCACCTATCTTGGAAACGCAGCGGAAAAATTCAACAGCTATTATGAGGCTGCAAACTTGTTCGGCGTTTCCATGAAAGGGCTGACCGGCGAAGCAAGCACGTTCATCAACAAGATGGAGACCCTGCTTGGCATCGACCCCACCGAAGCTATGAACAACATGGCAACGATTCAGGGTCTGACCACTTCGTTTGGCATGGCAAGCGACAAGGCGTATGTGCTGTCCAAGAACCTGACGCAGCTTGGCTACGACCTTGCTTCTTTGAAGAATATCCCGGTTGCGGAATCCTTCACGAAGATTCAGGCGGCTATCTCTGGCGAACTTGAACCGATTCGCCGTCTGGGTGTCGATATTTCTAACGCGCGGTTGCAGCAGGAACTGCTTAATCTTGGCTATTCGCAGAGCGTTTCTACCCTGTCTCAGGCTGATAAGGCTGTTCTGCGGTACATTGCTATTATGAAGCAGACCACCGATGCACAGGGAGACTTCGCCCGCACTTTGTCTAGCCCTGCGAACATGATTCGCATTTTGCAGGCACAGCTGAATAGCCTGGCTCGTGCTGTTGGTTCTCTGCTCTACCCTGCCCTGAAATCCATCCTTCCCCCGCTGATCGCAGCTGTTGAGCTAGTCAAAGAACTAGTCACTGGCATTGCATCCCTGATGGGCGTGAAGGTGGAGTTCCCGGATTTCAGCAGCGCAAGCGATGCTGTTGGTGGCGTCACGGATGCGATGGACAATACCACCAAAGCGACCGGCAAGGCTGCAAAGGCGTTTAAGAACTACATCATGGGCTTTGATGAACTGAACGTTATCCAGAAGGACAACGGTTCTTCTGGTGGTTCCGGCTCTGGTGCTGGCGCTGCTGGCAACATCTTAGGCGATGTAGACTTGTCCGGCTACGATATGTTCAAGAACTACGTCGGTTCTTCCGTCGATGAAATTAAAGAGAAGATTAAAAAACTTCTTCCAATCATCGCTGGTGTATCTGCTGGATTTGCTGCATGGAAAATTGCAGAAGCTCTTTTTAAGCAGTTAAATGATGCTCACGGATTAGCTTATAAACTGGGACAGCTTGTTGGAGAAATAAGAAAAAAATTGTTGCTTGTCAATCCTGAACTTGTCGTGATTTCTGGAACAGTCGCTTTGATTGCATGGCGCTTTGCAGATTTGTACCAAAACAGTGAAAAGTTCAGAACCGGCTTGCAAAGAATTAAAAGTCTTATCGAACTTGCAGCGCTCGGTTTTTCTCATGGGTGGAATATTTCCCTTACCGAAGGAAAGCTCGGACAGTCTATCGAGCATCTAAAAGAGTCTATTAAGACACTTGCGCAACAGATTCTTGGCCTTTTGCCTGATGAATGGAAAGAAAGCGTTTCTAACGCTTTTGAAACAATTCAACAAGTCGTAAAAAAACTAGACTTAGATTTAGGCGACTTGGCTATGACTTTAGCCGGGATTGGATTGATTATTAGTGGGCATCCAGTGGCCGGTCTGGCTGTTATCGGCTTTGAGGCTGTTTCTGTTGCAATTCGCGGATTGGGAAGTGAAAGCGAGAAAGAGTCTTTTAATTTGAAATCCGATTGGCACAGTTCCTTCCAACAGCTTGGAATTGATGCCGGAAACATGGCTTCCTTCTTTGTTGACGGATTCGCTCAAATTGTAGATAGCATTTCTGATTTTATCCGTTGGATTAAAAATGGAATCAGCGAGTCTGAACGCTTAGACGTTACCATGAACAAAACGCTGTTTCCGAACGCTCTTCTCGGATTGGCTGACCTTATTTCAGACATTAAAACGTTTGTTCTCTGGGTTAGTAAAGGTCCGACCGAAGCAGAACGCCTTGATGTTTCGATGAATCAAGGCTTTATTGCTAACGCTCTTCTTGGTTTGGCTGATCTGATATCGGATATCGGGAGCGTGATTGATTGGTTTGTTCATTTGGATGACCACATTAAATCGGCTGGTGAATCTTTCACAAAGTTCTTGGATGGAGTAGAAAACTGGGCAGCGGAAGCAGGAAAAGCCGCTGCAAACATGGTAAACGCAGTTGCGGACGCAATTGCTTCTCTGCCATCAAAAATGTGTGAAGCTGGAAAAAACGTTTGGCAAGGTCTTGTAGAAGGCATTCAGAGCGGAATCAGCAACGCAACTGGAGCGGCTGCAAATCTTGCCAAAGCCATCATCGACATGTTCACCAATGAGACGGACATCCACTCCCCTTCCAAAGTCTTTAAGGGCTTTGGCTGGTATATTGTAGAAGGTCTCGCCAACGGCATCTCTGGTGCCAAAGAACTAGCTGAGAATGCGATGCAGAAGCTCTCTGATTCTGTGATTGCACTTGGCCAGCAGTTGACGCAAGACAACTATGGCATGGGCGATGCGAACATTGCCATGACCGCAAATGGTGACGAGGGCAACCTCGAAAAGACCGCCATGAGCCTGCGTAACGTTCTGTCGAATGTTGGCGGCAGTTTGTCTGACTGGCTCAAGAAAATCAAGTCTGCGTTCACGGATTTCTCGGATGGCATCAACGCCGTGTCGGATGTCGGCAAAAAGATTTCGCAGGGGTTTACCGATTCTATTAGCGCCTTATCCAACACCTCGAAGTCTATCGTTGAAACTAAAAAGGCCTTTAAGTCTGTTTTCTCTGACATGAAAACGTATGTCAAGAGCAGCATTGCTGAAGTCGAAAACGAATACCATTACAACGGCGCTCTTAGCGCCGCTGGGCTTGCCATTCAAAAGGCATTCGAAGGAGCTTATCTCGCTCTCGACAAAGTATCGACTGCCGTTAAAAGCCTTTCCGGTACTATTGATAGCATCAAAAATGTTATCAAGACCTTCAATGATTTGAAAACCAAAGTTGGCGAGGTTATCGACCAGGTTCCGGTTCTGAAAGATGCTTACAACGGCTTGAAGACGTTTTTCTCCAATTTGTTTGGCACGGATTCCGGCATTGTAAAAATTGTTTCAGACGGATGGGATTTGATTAAGACCAAAGCCGGTGAAGCCCTTACGTTCATCTCCGGAAAAATCAAAGCGCTTGGCGTCGGAGGCGCTTCCGGTTCTTCCGGCGGGTTGGCCAGTACGCTCGGCGCAATCGGAAGCACAGCTCTTCCGGCTGGCGCTGGCGTTCTTGGTGTTGGAGCCGCTCTTGGTCTTGGCATTACCGGCCATGTTCAGTGGATAAAGGACTTGAAGAATACCTGGTCTGATTCCAGCAAGAGTTTCGGAGAAAAGGTTTTCAACACGGTCAATGATACTCTGACAGACATTTTCAACCCATTTGGCGCAGTAATCAAAATTGCCAAAAACAAGTTCGGTTTCGCCGACGGCGGTTTCCCTGATGATGGGCAGCTGTTTTTGGCCAGAGAGTCCGGCCCGGAATTTGTTGGCAGCATGGGCGGCCACACCACAGTTGCCAATAACGACCAGATTGTTGAGGGCATCCGCGAAGGTGTTGAGTCGGCTATGGCCAAACAGAATGAGCTTCTTCGTCAGCAGAACGAGCTGTTGAAGGCTCTGCTTGAAAAGGAATCTACTTCCGAAATTTCCGTTTCCAGCATATCTCAGGCAATCAGCCGGGTAAACCAGAGAAACGGCAAAACTATCATTCCCATTGGCACTTAAAGGAGGGGCATTTATGGATTACGACCAGTACAATCCGATTCGGAGCGTGGATGGGCAGTATCTTAAATGCCCCTCTTCTTATCAGTGGAAGTTGCAGGATATTTCCGCATCTGATGCTGGCCGAACGGAAGCGAACATCATGGATAAGAAACGACTTGGCCAGTGTGTCAAGCTGGAACTGGAATGGAAGTACACCACCATTCAAGAAGCCGCTGTTATCCTGAAAGCGTTCAACCCGGAATACATCAACGTTACCTACCTTGACGCAATGGCTGGCGATTGGAAAACCAGTGAGTTCTACGTTGGCGACCGTGCTGTTCCTATGTATAATTCGCGGATGCGCCGTTGGGAAGGGATATCCTTTAATATCATCGAAAGGGCTGCACACTGATGGTAAACGTATCGCAAGACGTTATAAATTACTTTAACGAGGGAAACCTTCAGACCGCAGCCATCGAATTTTCCAACGGGAAGGAATCTTTTACCATCACCGAAGCGGACATTGTCCAGGGCGGATTAAAGATTGACCGATACAGCGTGACCAACAGCAAAATTGAGGTCGGCTCTGCGGTAGCGTCTGAGTTATCCTTGAAGTTACGGAACTACGACGGAAAGTTCGACAACGTTTCGTTTGAAGGAGCCGTGCTCTATGTAAAGGTCGGCGTTTGGAGCGACGACCCGACAGCACTTGGCCATTTTGTTCTTGGTCAGTCTGTTCTTGGCGCTCTCAATGGCATTGGCAATTTCATTCTTGGAAAGAATCTGATTGGTGATGCAGGAACAAAGGCACAGGTCGTTTGGATTCCATGCGGTCGATTCATTATCGACACGTCTCCTCGAAAGCTACAAATCATTACGGTTTCTGCCCTTGATTACATGGTCAAGTTCGACAAGGCCGTTGATTATTCGAAAATGTCGTTTCCAATTCATGTCGATGCGCTGATTCAGAAAATCTGTGAGTTGTGCAGCGTGTCTCTTTTGACCGATGTGACAGCTCTTCCGAACCATCAGTATAGTATTGGCGGGTTTCCATCTTCCTCACAACAGTTGACTTATCGCCAATGCTTACAATGGTGTTCGCAGTTGACAGGCACTTGTGCTTTCATGAACGAGGACGGTCAGCTTGTTCTTAAATGGTATGAACAAACAGCCGTCACCGTCACGATGAACGAACGGTACACCAGCGATTTGTTGGAGAATGACATTACAATCACAGGCTTTACTTGTGACGTGAGTGACGAGGCCACCTATCTTGCTGGAACGAACGAGTACGCGCTTGATTTGAGTGACTGCGGGTTCCTAACCAATTCGTATGATGGCGTGTTGAAGGAACTTCTTGCCGCACGAGGCGGCTTCTCTTACCGCCCATACAGCGCCACCATCAAGTCTGCTCCGTATTTGTTCCCGATGGATATGATTCGCTACAAGGACAAAGGCGGTGCATTCCATAACACGATCGTAACCAACGTCACATTTTCGCTGAACTGCAATACATCCATTTCCGGTGCTGGCGAAACCGTCACAAGCTCTTCCTATGTGCAGTCTACTAGCGGCGTTACCAACCAGCAGGCGAGCACCAATCGTCAGACGAACGAAAGTCTTGAGACGAAGGCGACAAAAAAAGAACTTCATAGCATGATGACCTTTACCGAAAGTGAAGGGTTGGTTATCACGCATGAAGGATGGGATGGCAAGGTTCAAATCACCGGCGAAGATATCCGTGTTGTTCGTGGCAATAACAAAGTTGTCGTTACAGACAGTGGCATTTCCATTACAGACGGAAGCGGAAGTTGCACCATTGACTCTGGGAAAATCACGTTCTCCGGCATTCGCCAGGACAAAATTTGGGAGAACGGCGACCCAAGCAGTGGCATAGGAGATGGAGCCGTAATTTGTAACGATGGCCGACTGAGCCCATATTCCGCCATTGTTATTGGGTTCGGTGAATACTACACCGGTTTGGACGGCAGCGGAGTGAACGGAAGCGACTTGCAGTATACCGTTTTCCCCATCAATGGAATTTGGTCAATTGCAAGCCGTGTGTGGGACTATCCGAGAGTCCGAAGAGTCCACGTTTCGTATAGCGGGATAACATTTGGGCAAGGTGGATACTATACCCAAAAAGCTCCCGGCGTTGGTGTGAAATTCAATAAGCACGATACCTGCTGCGTTCCATGTGCTGTTTACGGATTGATGTAAGGAGTTGTTGAAATGTACATGATTACATATCAAGAGGATGGAACCATTATGAGCGTTGGAAGCGTTGACCCGGCATACAACGCAACACCAGTTCCGGCTGGCGTCTTATATATGGAAAACATTCCGGATGGACGTCCTTTCCTACGAACCTATAAAGTACAAAACGGTCAGCTGGTTTATTCGCCTACTACTGAAGAACAGGAGGAATCTTGACCATGAGCTATCAAAAGCAGAACTTTGCAAATGGCAATGTTTTGACCGCCGAAAATCTGAATCACATGGAAAACGGCATTGCTGACGTTGAATCCACTGCCGACGCAGCGAAAGCTACTGTCGATAAAATCATCGACCCCACCCTCTCCCTCTCCGGCAAGGCTGCGGATGCGGCAAAGGTGGGAGAGGCGGTCAATGCGGAGAGCGAAAGAGCGAAGAGGGTGGAAAATCAGCTAAAGGAAGATATATTGGACACCTCACCAAAATATGCTTCTGAGGGAATATCAAATATATCCGATAGAGATATTGTAAAAATGCCAATCCCAGCATTGATAACAAGGAGCGGATATCGACTTGATGAATCCGGGTATTATGTATCAAACAATGAATATATTACATACATATACCGAGTTCGTGAAGGCGAAAACATATACATTTCCACAGATGGAACTCTGAGATTCCAAAAAGATTCAAATATTCCGGGAAAATCGGAAAACCAAAACAATGTTGGAAATGTCATGAAAGAACAAACGGCTTTTTTCTGCGTACCAAAAAGCTCAAATTTTATTGCAATTTCAACCAAAAATGGATATGTAGATATTTTTTCTATAGCGAAACGCGCCACAGAACAGCAAAACAAAATAGTTGTGAATGACTACAAAAAAGAACAGGATACATATACATTCAACGTTACCCTAACTTCAGGGAGCGAAAGGGTTCTTGCTGAAAATAGTTATGTAAGCTCCGCTGAAAAAGTTGTTGCGCACAAAGGAGATTGTTTCTCTATAGGGATATCCGGATATCAGCATTGGTGCGTAGACGGAAACAAGACCATAGAAGAAAAAATAAGCGGAATTTTTGCCCTCATATACGAACTCGATGCTTCTAGCAGTATCATAGAACGGAAAGATGTTGTCGATATTGAAAAATTACAAAGCGTTACAATAACAAATGAGAAAACAAAATATGTCGGATGTTCTTTCGGAGTGCTGTCTAATGCTACATACAATATCAGGGAAAGAGTAACGATTGCTGCTCCAACTTTCCAAAAAACAAATGTATCATCGCTTGACGGAAACTGCGTTGAATATGGCTGGATTGATGTCAGCGACAATCTTGACTTTTCAGGGGGAATTATAGAGCCTTCAACCGGAAAAATAGGCGTTGGGCCAACGAGTGATTATTGGTATCAAGTTTGTCTACTTCCTACACTAGGGGCAGACAAAATAAAAATTCAAAAACCATACAATACAACAAATTCTGCAACAATTGGATTCTATGGAAAAACCAATTATGACGTTCTCGGATATTATAGTGTCGGCGGAGAGATGCCAGTAATCACTTATGATGTTCCCGAAAAATGCAACTATTGCGCGATTTTGTCATCGAAAGATGACTACAGAAAAATTCGCGTCTATCTGCATTCAGCGAATGGATATGATGAGACAAAAAAGTATACGCCAGTAGCAAATGAGCTATCCTATATTGGGGGCAGGATTATAGACATTTATAATCCTTACAAAAATCATGGAGCCAATCAATATATGGGCCAACTTCATATGCATTCTTGGGGGTATGGCGAAAACCAACATAGCGGAAGCTATCGAACGGATGCTAAAGACGCTGAGGTGATGGAGACACTGAAATCTCTTGGCTACGACTTCGGCGCATATACAAATTACTACGAAACCGGAATCGAGCCCAATAATGTCGGCGATTTTGTGTGGATGTGGAAAGCAGAAGAACAGTCTTTTTCTAACAGAGTCGATGGAAAAACTGGACATCACATAATCGTCTGGAATTGTGACAAACCGATTACAAATTTTTATGGTTCGCCTTATATGAGCTTGGAAAATATCACCAAAGCCTTTGGTAAAAACTATATTTTAGAGCTTGCCCATCCACAATGGAATCCGACGCTCAAAGAACCAGATGAGCTAAAAAAAGTCAAAGGCTTAAAATACGTAGAATCGTATAACGCAGTCAATGGAAATGAATCGTATGAAAAAGATTCTGCTTTTGACACATTACTGTCTTACAACAACTATGTGTATGTGCTCGGCGTATCTGACTCTCATTCGAGCCAAATCGAAGACCTTTCAACGGGAAACGTCAAACTTTTTGGAACGAAAAAAGACAGAGTGGAAATATATAACGCTCTTATGAATGGAGCTTTCTATGCTTGCGACCACATTTCAGCCAGAATAAGCGACATAATTTTCAAAAACAATACATTTACTATCGAAACTGGTGATTTGAACGCAACAACAATTTTTTATAAGGAAAACAGAACAAAAGTAAAAACTGCTTTTGGCAGCACGGCCAGCTATACCCTTAATGGTAACGAAAAGTTTGTCCGTGCCGTCGTCGCATTAAGCAATGGGCACAACATAATGACTCAGCCAATTTTTTTGATAAATAATATGCAAAATTAACCAAAGGAAGCTTTAGCCCACTAACAGAAAGGACGTGACATAATGGCAAAAACCATATTAGACGTTTCCCGCTGGCAGGGCAGCATCGACTGGGCCAAGGTCAAGGCAAGCGGCCTTGTCTCCGGCGTGATGCTGCGGGCGCTGGGCAACAGCGCAGAGGACAAGCCCAGCAAGCCGTACATCGACCCCTATTTCGCCCACAACTACTCTGAGTGTCAGCGGCTTGGCATCCCCTGTGGCGTGTACTACTACTGCAAGGCGGTCAACACGGCAGAGGCTGACGCAGAACTTGCCCTGTTGCGCAAGGCGCTGACCGGTAAGACGGTGCAGCTGCCTGTTGCGGTGGACATTGAGGATACCTATGTGCAAGCACCGCTCGACAAGCAGACCCTGACGGACATTGCAGCCCATGCGCTTGGCACGGTGGAGCGCTGGGGCTTCTACGCCATGCTGTACACCGGGCTTTACTTTGGCCGTGATAACCTGTACATGACCGGCGCGGCGCTCAAGCCTTATGACGTGTGGTTGGCTGCTTACCGCAGCAAAAAGCCTGAGCCGGGCTGGCCGTTCGGCTTGTGGCAGTACACCAGCAAGGGCAAGATTCCGGGCGTGTCCAGTGATGTGGATTTGTCGGTGCCTTACAAAAACTATGCCAACATCATCGCGAAAAAGGGGCTGGACCGGCTCCGGGAGGGCGCATGAGCGAAGCAATCATCGTGGCGATCATCACCGGCGGTCTGAGCCTGATCGCCACGATCGTCTCCAACAACCGCACCGCCCAGAGTATGGACGCTAAGTTGGACAAGCAGCAGGCCGTCACCGAAACAAAGCTGGAAGAGCTGACCCGCGAAGTCCGGGCGCACAACAACTTTGCCCAGCGCATCCCGGTGCTGGAAGAACAGATCAATGTGGCAAACCACCGCATTGAAGACCTCGAAAAAGAGAGAGGAGAATAACACATGGAAAACATCCTTAACACCATTCTCACCCCGCTGCCCGCGTGGCTGGCGCTGGTGCTCATCGTTGTGGGCGCTGTGTCGCTTGCGCTGGGGCTTATCCGTCTAGGCTACGGCGCAGCTGTCAAGGGCACTGTACTTGACCTCATTGCAAGGGCGGAACACGAGATTCAGGGCACCAAGAGAGGCGCAGAGCGCAAGGCGTGGTGCGTCAAGATGCTGCGTCACTATCTGGACAACAGCCGGTGGGGCAAGCTGGTCTCGTGGGCAATTACGGAAGAAACCATGAGCAAAGTAATCCAGTTTTTCTTTGACCGCATGAAAGCGGCGCTGGAAAAGGAGTAAGGAGGATATCATGGCAAGCACTACATACCAACATATCGGTGACGTCACCGGTATGTCCGCCGCACAAGAGCATTTTCGGCACGTCACAAAAATGGTCTGCGCACGTCTTCGTGGCCTCACGAAAACATACCATTTTCCCGACGTTGCCAAACTGGTGACGTTTTGTCACCAGTTTGCCGTGCTTGGCACTATGGTGCGCAACGCCGGACAGCTGCCGCAGCCCTTCTGGCTCGGTGCTGCCTGTGGCGGCGGCTCGCATAGTCTTTCCGCCAGCGTTGCAAGGACTTAATGCAGAACAAATAAAAGCTGTGATAAAACGTGCGCCGCTTGGGAGGTATGACCGGAAAATCGCCCGGTTGCGGTACGTTGACCAGCTATGTCAAGTTGATATTGCAGCGCGTGTGCCGTATTGTCGGACATCAATCGGCAATAGGCTGAAAATTATTGATAAAATGCTGGGCGTGTGATATAATAACATCAATTGGGTGCGATTTTTTTCACGAAACTCATTGAAGCGGCAGGCTTTCGGGTCTGCCGCTTTTCTTTTTGCACGATTTGTGGTATAATAATCTCAACAAATCCACCCGGCCTCTCGAAGAAGCGCAACAGGGTGGATATCTGAACACGTCAAGCCTCTCAACGATGCGTATCATGGCGTGTCTTTTTCGTTGATACAGTCTCCCGTCCGCCTACTTATAGTGCGTACCATGCGGGAGACGATTTTATATGAATTATGGCAAATAAAATATATCACTTTTTGTCCCGCGTTTTGTTCGCTCTGATTATTTTTGGGGCGACATCAAGCGTTCTAAAAACCGTCCTTCCATTTTGGCATAGTGCATTTATAGGCGTGGTTTTATCGGTATATGCGTCTTTGCATTATACGCCATACGATTTATGATTTGAAAGGCTACGGCCTTTGTAGAGAGCGGCATTGCCTGTGGGCGGTTCCGCTCTTGATTTTAGACTTTGCCGTTTCGGTGGCATAAAAAATCCCCTGCTTTGTCGAAGCCCTGCGTGCCACGCTGGGTACTTGTAGGCAAAGTGGGGGATTTTGTTTTATTTACACTAGTTTTGTCGAAGCTCTTGTCTTGCAAGTCAAAACGTGATATTTTATTTTTGCTTCCAATGTGAAGCCCTTAACAGTTAAGCGCTCATGCGGATTTTTCCGTATGGGCGCTTTTCTTTTTTGTCCTTCATTTGACGTTCCTTGTCTTTCGTTTTCTGCCGATGCGGTACACTGGAAACACAAGGAGGGATGTTTTATGAGCTATTATCCGGCACCCGGAGCGCCCTACGTTCCGCAGCAGCCTGTCAACCCTTATGGCGGCATGGGAACGGTAGGCCTTACCACTTCCCTACCGAACGCGCAGATGCAACAGGCACAGCCGCAGCGTCCGCAGCCGATGAATGGGCAGCAGCCTGTTCAGCAGTCGGTACAAGATGGCGGTTGGTTGCTTGGCAGACCTGTTTCCAGCAGAGAGGAATTTCTGGCGATTTCATCTGATCTGTACGGAAGATGGACGTATTGCCCGGATTTGCGTAGTGGAGTCATCTACTGCAAACGTCTGAATCCAAACACTTGCGAATCTGACGTGTTAGAGTTTTACAGCCCGGAAGCATGGCGGCAGATGCAAGCACAACAGGCACAGCAGACCGCTGCACCGACACAGCAGTATGTTCCTATTGAGCAGTACAACACCCTTGTCCATCGGCTGGATGAGCTGGAAAAGTGGCAGAAGAGCTTTTCGAAGCCCGCTGCCACCGCAAAGAAAGGAGAATAAGCGATGCCCTCTCCATTTGACATGATTACTCACAGCCCTATCATGCAGCTTGCAAATCTGGCTCGTGCCGGGCAGAACCCGATGGGGCTTATCCAACAGTTGGGTGGGCAGAGCGCACCCATCATGCAGGGTCTAAACCTGATTCAGGGTAAGAACGAAGCGCAACTCAGGACGATGGCGCAGAACCTCGCCAAAGAGCGTGGCATCGACCTGAACCAGCTGGCAAGCGTCCTGAATCTGACGCTGCCCCGATAACGCATCCCTCTAAGCGAAACGCTTCTCAGTTTTGCGGACTTGACAAAAACCGCTTTGATTTGGCTTTGCCCGCTGCACACGGTAGCGGGATAGCATAACGCAAAACTGAAAGGAGTTTTGTTATGGACGATTTTGCAACTGGTTATCTGGCTGGGCAGGACGGCGGTAATAACAACGGCGGATTCTTCGGTAACGAAGGTCTGTGGGCGGTTATCATCCTCGCTATCATCTTCGGCTGGGGCACGAACGGCTATGGCCGGAACGGTGGTGACAACGGCATGAACGCCTACATCCCCTATCTGGTCGGCACTGGCGCAACTGGTCAGGGCGGTAACGCCACCCGCGTGGCAACGTCTGCGACCGGCACCGGCACGTTCAAATATCTTGGCTGCTTCTGCCGCTCCCACGCTGGTGCGCCCGCGTCCATTTCTTGAGGAGGTACAGATTATGGGCAAGACTAATTTTCGCCGCATGATGATGCTCCGTGACCACGACAAAGACCGTGAGCCGGAACGTGACCGCCTTGAGGAAGAGCGTGACCGCAGGGAGCGTGAGCTGGAACGCCGTCTGCGCAAGCTGGAAGGTGGCAACGACCGCTCCCCCTATTATCCGCAGGAAGAGAACCGCTACATCGACCCCTACCCTATTCCCCGCTACCCTGACGTAGAGAATGGGCGCAGAATGCCACAAATCGGCTTCTCGCAGAACGGTGACTGGGACAAGCGGTCTGGACAGTATGAACGTGGCGGTGCGGACAGCCGCTCGATCAGGATGCCACGCCAGCACCTCACCCACGATGAAGCAGAGGAATGGTGCGACAGCATGGTGAACGCTGACGGCACAAAGGGCTGTCACTGGACGCTGGAGCAGACGCAGGACGTGGCCAAGCAGCGCAATATCACCTGTGACCCGAACGATTTCTGGGCTGTCATGAACATGATGTACTCGGATTATTGTCAGGTCGCAAAGCGTCAGTCCGTTGACACTCCGGGCTTCTACGCTGACATGGCAAAGGCGTTCCTTGAGGACACGGATGCCGTAGACGGCAAGGCATATCTCTACTGGGATTGCATTGCTGATAAGTAAAACGAAACCCCTGTGCGGTCATTGTGACTACACAGGGGTTTATTGTTATCTCCAAATCATAAAGCACTTATTGTCTACGCAATCTTGAAGAATTTCTTTGAAGTCCTTGAACTTTGCAGGATTTTCTCTGCCAGCATATCCGTAAATAATGCTATCGTCATAATCACCTATAACTTTCAAGATTTGCTTGCAGGCACCGTATCTGATTTTTCCGTCACAGTCCGATTGATAAAGAAAATCTGCAATTTTGATTGGAAGTTCCTTGCTTTCAACCAATCGCTCTGTTTCGTCATTGTACGATTCAAGAGCGTGTTCTTTTTCGGGAGAGGGTATGTCGAGAATGTCATCAAGCTTTTTATAGTGTTCTCCGACTTCCGAACCAACAAGTTCTGCAACTTTCGTTCTCAACTTGAAAAACCCGAAATAGCCCACATCCATTTCACGCCCAGTCTTTTTGCATTTGATGGTTACGCCCATGTAGTTCCTCCTTTATCTCCGATTTTTTTCATTGCGCTTTTGAGATTTGGCGCATCTGCTTCCGGCATTTTACGTTTGATGCCAATAATCGCTTGCGTGATTCCCGCTTTATTTAACTGGTTTACAGACTTACGGAATACAAAATCAATGTTCATATTCGCCTTGATTGTTCCGTCATCTTCAAGATAGCAGTTTGGAATCCACACGTTTTGATTACTACCATTGATTTTGAAACGCTTTGCTTTGTAGCAACCGTAGTCCTCTCTTACAATCAGCTCAACAGGAATGCCTTTGTAATATTGAGTGTCAGTGTTGTGCTTTTCAGCCAGTTTTGCTTTACGTTTTGCTACCTCTGCGTTTATTTTGGCTTGTTCCTCTTTGCTTCTGCGCTTGCGTGGCTTGTATGTACGCATTTTTCTCCTCTCACATAAATTATTCTTCTTTGGTATAGTACAATTCCATATCTGCCTTGTACATATCAAGTTGTCTTTTGCTATCTACAAGCGTGCTAAAGCTAAATCCCGCTACAAAAGATACAGCAATGGGCAAAATCAAGTGCGCTGCAACCCATTTACCAGCTAAGATAAAAGGAATCTGAACTGCTACAGCAAAGACATCGAACAAAAGAACGTAAATGCCACGTTTAACCGTTTTCTGTAAACGGCTAATACTTTCTTCGTAAAATTCTTTCGACCTCATCATACGTCAATCCTCCAATCTTATCAGCCTAAGTCAATCTGGTCTTTCGATGCTGCAACGGACAGGTTGTAGATGTACTCCCCTGCCGTGAATCCGTGCTTTCGTGCTTCTCTTGTAACAAATGTCCGCTCGCTGTCACTCATAAGGATTGTGATTCGCTTGCTACGTTTGCCGTCACCCTTCTGTCCCTGATGGGAAGTGTAAGGCTGAATCTCCATCGTGCGCTTTGCATCGCTGACGGACAGGTTGGTAAGCGCAATCATAATCTGCTGGTTCTGCTGAACGATGGCTTGCAAGACTTCCGTGTTCTTCATCAGCACTTGCAAGATTGCATCGTCTTGCGTTTCTGGCTTGTTCTCCTGCGGGGCAAGGCTGTAATAGCCATCCTTTCGGAGAGACGGAAGAACGTCATCAAAAACCCAACTTTCAAATTTTTCTGCACTAGGGAGTCTGCTACCAACGATAAGTCTATAAACATCGCCCTCTGGAATGAATTTCACTTCCTGTTCGCCACCTTTTGTAAGGACTCGGCGTTTCACCGACCCCTTACAGTGCTGCGTAATAGCATCTGCGGGGCGAACATACCCAAGAGCCTTTGCCACGTCAGAAGCACAGAAAAGAATCTTTCCATTTTCTTCAATCGTGCGAAGCTGGCCAAAGGTCTTGTTCTTGAAAACGTGAAGTGCGTTACATCTCTTGTTATCCATCATATCCTCCATATTCAACTGTTTGGCATCTTCCATGCCGACCTCATACGCCTTGTAAGTGATTCGAGATAATGCTTCTGCAATCTCATAATCGTCCTTATTAAGCGGGCGACCACTGCTGTTTTTCTTGAAGTTTTCAAGAATTTCTTCTTTCGTTGCTGGAATGTTCATTAGCTTTACCACAAAATATCGTTTGTAATACAACCATGAAGATGATATAATGGATTTACCATCCATAGTTATATGGTGTGATAATCCCCTTACGCTATGCTCCCGCCAAGTTGCAACAGCGTTAGGGGATTTCTTTATTGCTCAAGTTCTTTATCTATCATCTCGTTAAGCCATTTGGTCTTTGTTTTCCCTTGTTCCTTTAACTTTGCCGTTAAAGCATCGAGCTTCTCTCTCGGAATTGGAACACTGAACTGACCGATGGTTTCACGACGCTTTCGATAATACTCTGCGCTACTTTTAGCCAACTCAATCCCTCCTTTGTTGGCTAGCAATAATAGTATAGCACTTGCTAGCATGAATGTCAATAGCACGAAAACTACACGCATTTTAACGTCAATTCGTTATAAAATGCGTGTATTTTGTTCTTGCTTCAATCCTCCAAAAAATCCTCCAACTCAATCTTCCCATCTGCCGCCGCAACTGCCAGAGCGTACACGAACTGCCCAATCGTCATTCCGTGCCGCCGTGCTTCACGGTTGATGTACTTGCGTTCTTCCTCGCTCATAAGGATGGTAATGCGCTTGGAACGCTTTCCATCGCCGCTTGCAACGCCCTGATGCGATTCCGGCATCGGGATTTTTTTCTTTGTCAAACCAGCTTCTGCTAGCGCGCCGGACACATCGCCCTGTTCGATAAGACGTTGAACTTCTTTCGTCTGTTTCAGCTTCTTTGGCTTACTTTCGCTTACTACGGCTTTGTTCGACTGCGTTTCGCTGTCCTTGGCTTGCTTCGGCTTAATATCGCTTAATTGTGCTTCATTAGGTTGTGCATGGCTTTCTGTGGCTTCGCTTGGCTTAATCTGTGCTTGTTCGGCTTCGTTCGGCTTTGTTTGGCTTACTTCTTCTTCCTTTGGCTCACTTCGGCTTAATGGCTGTTCCGAAAAAATAGGCTGGAAATCGAACCCGCCAAGCAAGCCTGAAGATTTTTTGCTGGTTGATTTCATTCTGCTTCCTCCATTTTTGCGCCACAGTTCGGGCAATAGTGATAAAGCTCTGGCGCTGCGGACGCTTGGCTAGGAAACTTACAGTTAGAACATACCCAAAAAGCATCATCTAAGCAAATACTTTCTATCCAATGGCTGACAGGTCGCAAAGAATCTGTATCGTCTTTTAATTCTCTCAATCTTTTAAGCGCGTCCTCTAAAGCAGGATTGTCGCCTTCTTCAAGAAGTTTGTTTCTGTAATATTCCATCAAAGGAGAAACGTCTACAATTTTCTTACTCATTTTTCTTCTCCCTCCACAATCATCTTCGCCAACGCCTTAAAATCCTCTGCGCTGGTGCTCTTTGCCGTGTCACCGCTAAACAGGCTGTGACGTTCCGCCTGCGCCTTACGAACGCCCATAGACGGTCTAATCTTCACGTCCAGCAGGGTTGTGCCCATGCTCTGTGCAATCACAGGAAGCTGCTCCACAACCTCTTTGGACAGGTTTTCACGGCTCTTGTACTGGTTCAGAAGCAGACCCTCAATCTTCAAAGTCGGATTGAAGTATCTGCGAACATCGCCGATGGTCTGCGAAAGTTGGCTCAAACCAGCCAGTGCGTATCGGTCTGCCGTGATGGGCACGATGATGCTGTTAGCGGCGATCAGTGCGTTCACAAGCGCAAGACCCAGCTGTGGGGGAGTGTCCAGCACAATGTAATCGTACTGCCCGGATACGCTTTCAAGTGCTTCTCGCAGCCGAAAATTCTTGCCCATGTCCCGGACAAGCTGTTCGTCAATGTCCTTCAATGCGCTGTCGGACGGAAGAATGTCACCAGCTTCGCAGTGCTGGATTCCTTCTTCGACCGTGCCTTGCCGGGTCATCACGTCAAACAGGGTACAAACATTCTCTGTCTGTGCACCGTAGGTGTCCGTTGCATTGCACTGGGCATCGCAGTCCACCAGCAGGACTTTCTTGCCAAGCAACTGCAACGCACCAGCCAAACAGGTGCTTGTGGTGGTCTTTCCTGTGCCGCCCTTCTGGTTAGCGACAGCTATGATTTTTGCCATTTTATCACTCTTTCTTAATACGGATATTTTAATTTTCCGCTTACTATTCTTTTGCAAATGCACTTTCTTTCACATTCGCATCTTTCACACCACCCGATGTTAAAAGCATCGTCCTTGCTATATGCTTCATCGAACACACAGGTTTCAGCAAGTTCTTTGTATTCGTCTTTCAAATTTTGCTCCTTTCTGATTTATTTTTTTGCTCGATACATTCATTCTGTCGTATGTGCCACATCTGACTACTTTTGCAATGCGTCAATCTCATAGAAAGCCGGAAGATACTCTTCAATCGCGCCGTCTTTCTTCAAGCTACCAATCAGATACCGCTTCGGATGGTCAGGCCAAGGGTCACGGTTGATTGAAAGAATGTCTGCACACGCAGCCTTTACGATGTCATAGACCGCATCTCTCCGCTTCGGCAGCTTGATAGATGGGTGTTCTTCCATCATCTTTACCTCGACAACCTTTGCGACCTCGATACACTCTTGAACCGACAGCGCATCGCACACAGACCAGTCGTACCCTTCGTATCCGCTTGTGCGTGGCTTTCTGGCGGCTTTTTTGATTTCCGGCTTGGAATTAGCCGTATCACAATCAACCTCGCTAGAATCGGCATCTATGACGGGCTGCTTGGATTTGTACCCAAATCGGAACTCAACCGCTACGACCTTTCGCCCTGTGCAAATCTTCTCAAAGTCAACGACAATGTCTGAAACATTGCTGATCTCTTCCACTGCTGGTTCAAGAACTCTGCGGCGTAAAGCCCGGAAGTCGTCATAACTTGCATCGTTTGCCCCCAAGTGGTCACGCAGCTGCTTCAAACCAATCTTGTTTGATGTTAGAGAGCGATTCATCCAATCTCGAATCATACTATACATCAGAATAGATGCTTGCTGCTTCATCCCAATCGTATAGCGCAGACGGTATTTGACGTAGCCGCTTCTTGCAATGTCGAAAAACACAGGCCGCAAGTCAGGATTACAGTTGATTGAAACGTCATAGGACAAGGATTCTCGATTGTACTTGACCTCTGCCTTTGTGAACAGCGGATACATCACATATTCTGTTCCATCTGCATTCAGTGGTACTGAAACCACGTTGCCCAAAAAGTGCTTAACCTGCGACTTCAAGTTCTTTGAATTGAGCTTCAAATCCAGCAGCTTACAATATTCAGCCAGCGTAAACGACACGTTGGAGCTTTCCGGGTCTCTCGGATTGATACGGCTAAGATAGACTTCAAGCAGCCGAAGCTCACCCGCTGTGTAGTCCGTAAACTTCGCCCAAACCAATGCCTTGCTCTTTTCGACAAGGTTGTTTCCTGTCAATTCTGACATTGCATCACCTCATTTCTTCTACCCTATTATACCACTGTATCGTGTACACGTCAATGATTCTGTACACAATTATTTTTTCAACAATCGACTTCCACTTTTTGTACACGATACTCCACTTTTTGTACACGATACTCTCCATTTCTTGTACACGTTCCTCCACTTTATGTACACAATGCTCCACTTTTTGTACACGTTCTTACTATATATATAAACAAGAGATAAACAAGAGATAAATAATCATCATCAAATAGTGACGACGATACATTTTCAACAATTTCTTCTCTTCAACGGGCAGATTGTGGAAAACGACAACTTTTTGCTGAATAAGAAACGTCCATCAAGCCCTATAACCTACCTGACGGTTCTATCGTGTACAGAAAATGGAGTGCAATCACACCAATAGGGGACGAATTGACAAGTCACGCTTTGATGAACGAAAATTTCACGCCAGTTCGTTAATTACATCTGCAAAAATCCACCATTTACGATTCTATGGGGGACAAAATGACAACCCAAAACCATATTTATAACAGGCCTATTGTGTACAAAAAGTGGAGCACGTCCCCCTGTATACCGTAAAAACTTCGATAATTCGACAATCATCCAGTTATATTATTGGGATTCACGGTATAGGAATCGTTGGACTTCATGGCTGCTTCTGTTCCGGCGTCCTGTGCCTGATAGAGAATCTCCATCTTTGGGGCGGTACCGTTCGGGTCTGGGTCTGTTCCGGTAGCCTGCACTATCTCATAGCTACCAGACACCATCCGGCAGACAGCAACCCTGTCCTTCAACGGTGTGTGGAGGTTTGCTAGAATCTCCGTCAGCACGCCG